CCCGTCTGCCCGGAGCCGTCGTCGTCGATAATCGGCGTCCGCGTAATCGCCATTAGGCACCCACCTTGTTCCGCGCCACGCGGAGGAGATCCGCGAGCGAATAGAAATTGCTCGACGCCACGACCTTCATCGTCGGCCCGACGCCGGCGACCGGCCAAAATTGCCCGATCGTGACATCTTGAATTTTGAGATCGACCGTCAGATTGAACGGCGCCGGAAGCGCGACGTGGATCGTCCGGCCCGATCGCGTATTCGGATCGCGCACGCTGTACGCGAGCGTCAGCAGGATGGTGTTCCGCGAGGCGAGGAGCGCCCGGCCGCGCGCCGTGGCTTCCGTAAATCCGAGCCGGCGATCCTGAATGTAGGACTCTTTGATCCCCGAGCCGCCAATCAAGCCGGCCAGATTACTTTGGGCGCCGGCATCGTCGACCAGGACCAACAAATTCACGTCATCGCCCTCCTTGATGGTGTAGAGGATCGCGCCGGCGCCCGATGCCGGGATCCCCGTCAGCATCGGCGCCGCCGTGATCGTCGAGTTATACGCGACACTCGCCGTGATCGATCCCGGCCCGGCCGCCGGGATCCCGGTCAAATTCCCACTCGAGACGCCCGTATATCGGACGACTTGTTCCCCGTTGCCAATCACGGCGTAGCCACCACTCGCGAGGAACGCGCCGGCGCCGGCGACCGGGAGCGTCGTCGAGCCGGCCGCCACAATGCCGGCTGGCATTTGCAGACCCGACGTATCACTCGTCGGCACGTTCGCGCCGAGCGAGGCGTCCGGCGTGTTGTCGGCAAACGTCGTCGTCGTGTTGTCGGCGATCGTCGTCACGAGTTTGAGTTGGGATCCGTTCACGGCTGTGCGATAGAGTTTCCGCGCCGTGACCGTCGCCTGGCCGACGGCGATCCCGCTAATCGAAAATTGGCCCGTGGCCGTGTTGTTCGCGCCATTCAAAGCCGGCCAGGTGTTAAACGGCGTCCCGTTGTAGCCTTGCCAGCCGTAGACATTCCCTGGGCCGAGATTCGGATTATTCGGCACGGCGCCCCACAACCGATACGTCGGACCAAACGCGGAACATTGGGCATAGATTTGCACCGTCTGGACGCGAGGATCCGCCGACATTGCCATTTGCACCCAGATTGCCCACCCGTAGCCGGGGACATTCGGGTTTTGGTGGACCGTCACGGCGGGTGCGACCGGACTATTGGCCGTGCCGGCATTCGTCGCGAGACTGTTCGAGGACGTATTCCACACAATGCAGACTTGCACTGTGGAGCCGATCGGGAAATCCGGTTGATAACTGCCCGTGGATCCCACAGCTTCGACCACGGACGGCGCGAGCGTCGGATCGGTGACCGTCCCTGAGCTCGCGGACGCGACCGGCGACGGTTTGGTTTCGCCGCTCGCCGTCACTTGCGTGTAGGCGTACTGATACGTCCCGGCCGCCAACACGCCGCCGGCGACCGGCGCCGCGGCTGGCGCCGCCGTGGGCCCACTGCCCGGCCCGACGAGCGTCCCGGCGCCGCCGGTCTGCACGCCCGTATACGTGATCCGTTGCGGCCCGGAGACGACGAACCCGCCCGCCGCCTGATACCAGGCCGCGGTATCGACCGGGATCAATGTCGTGCCGGGCACGAGCTCCGTCGCGGCCGTTCCGCCGCCGCCCTCCACGATCGCGCGCGTCACGAGTTGCGAGAGGTCCCGGTTCGCCGACACCTCGCGGAGCGTCGGATGCGCCGGGGTCAGGGCCGGCGGCGTCGCGTACAGGCTTTCACTGAAAAACGCGTGCACGTTCTGGAAATAGTCGGCGTACCAGTACGCGCCGATCCGCTCGCAGACCTGCGAGATCGCATCCGTGACAGAGGTATTGGTAAACGTGATCTCGTCGAGGCCGATCTCGAGCGCCGCGTCGACGGCCGTCGTCGTGAACCCTTCGGCAAACGACGCGACGAGATCCCGAATCACGGCACCGGCCGTCCAGCCCGTGTAGCGCCGGATGGCGAGATGGTTCGCGAGTTGCCAGTGATAATCGATCCCGTTGACCTGATAGACGAGGTTCTCCGGCTCGAGCGGGTTGTCGACGAGATAGCCTTCATTGGTGGAGAGGACGACGCCGCCGAACCAGCGCGTCAGGGAATTTTTCGAGCCGAGCGTGATCACGATCGCCTGGCCCGGCGTCGGCGCGAACCCGTGCGCCGTCATCTGCAGGGTATTCGGCCACTCATCGAGCGTATCGTGGATCGAGAGGCTCGCGACGAGGATCCGTTTGGTCGGATCGGCCGGCGCCGTTCCGACCTGCACGCCGCCGATCGTGATAAACGGCTGCATGGAGGTATACCCGCCGCGCGTCGCGCCACCGCGCGCGATCTTGCCGAGCGCGAACATGCGAGCCTGTTCGCCGGGCGCGAGCGTCGCCATGCGTCACCGGCCCGGCAAGGTGTAGCCCTGGCGCCGGAGGAGATCGGAGAGGGACTCGCCGACCACGCGCGCGATCTCGTCCTTGCTGCCGAGCGTCGTCCCGTTGATCGTGATATTGACGCCGCCCAGGCCGCCCGCCTGCGCGAGCTGCGTTTGCCGTTGCCCGAAGGGAATCGAGATCATCCCGCCGTACCCGCCGGCAATCGCCGCGGCCTCGCCGGCCGTGTAGCCCATGCCCATGAGGCCGATCACGCGCGGATCGGTGTAGCCGGAATAGACCGTGCCGAGATTCGCGCCCTGTCCGCCGCCGCTCGAGACGCCCGAGAGGCCGCCGACGGTGCTCCGGCCGACGCCACTCGCCCCGCCGGCCGCCGCGGCCTCGCCGGGCCGTTGCCCGACGGCCGCGTTGACGACCTCGCCGTTAATGACCTCGAGCGCGGTATACCAGGCGTTCGCGACGGAGGCCGCATCGTTGATTTGTTTCTGCATGGCGGCGTCCGAGGCCGCCACCTCTTTCTGATACCCGGCGGCGACGGCGTTCGCGCGCGCCTCCGCCAGGGCGTACACCTGATTGGTGTACTCGACTGACGCGCCGTACTTCTTCGTGTACGCCTTGATGTCCTCGTCGGCCTCCTGCCAGATTTTCGTGATCTTGTACGTCGTCGCGTCGGTCGTTTGTTGGAGCTCGAGATCGTCGTATTCCTTCTTCTTTTTCTGGAGCTCGTTGTACCCGTCGAGCAGATTTTTGGCTTCGGCTTCGGCGGCCTTCAGGCCGTCGGCGATGGCCTTCGCGTGGTCCTTGGCGGCCTTTTCGTCGTCTTTGTGCGCGCGCTCGAGCGCCCGGATTTGCGTTTCCGTCAGGCCGTAGAGCTCGCCGATATCCTTCCAGGCCACGCCGAGATCGTTCAAGGCCTTCGCGCCTTCGACGACCGTCCCGTCGAGGCCCTCGAGGACCGTTTGGGTGTCGGCCGTCGCCGCGGCGACGCGACCCATGAGCGCCGCCCATTGATCCGTGGATTTTTGCCGTTCCGCGTCGATCTTCCCCTGCGCCGCTTCGGATTCGGCGAGCGCGGCCCAGGCATCCTGCGCCGGTTTCAAGGCGGCCGGGAGTTTCGCGGCGTAGTTCGCCGTCGCGCGATCGAGCGCGTTCTGGCGCGCAATCACGTCGTCGATCGGGACGACGAGTTGCTCGATCGCAGAATGTGCGAGCTCCGCCGCCTGATACATCTTGTAGAGCGGATTCACCTCGAAATTTTTCGCGAATTTCTCGCCGAAGTTTTCGCCCGCGGCAATCACCTCGCCGCCGATAACGACGATCCGTTGTTTCAAGGCCTCCCACTCGTCCCCGATCGCGTCGAGTTTCGCAATCGTCTCGTCCGACATCGTGGCGGCCTCGCGCCCGACCTCCTGCATGCCGGCTTTGATCGCCGGGAGGAGCTCTTTCCAGTTGCGCCCGAAGGCGTCCTGTGCGTCGGCGGCCTGGCGCGTCGGATCCGCAATCGCCCCGATCGCGTCGGCGATCTCCGTGAAGGCGGAATAAGCGTCCAGCGATTTAATGTGATCGAGCGAGATCCCGAGATCGGCGAGCGCCTTGTTCAGGTTCTTATCGCCGGACCCGAGTTTCTCCTGCATGTTTTGCACGGCCGACACCATCGAGCTCATGGATGTCCCGGTCTGGCTCGCGATGTACTGCATGCGTTGAATGTTTTCGGCGGAGATGCCCGTTTGATCGGACATCTTTTGCACCTTGTCGGCCGTCTCGAGGATGGCCTGGCCGAATTGGATCACGCCGCGGATCGAGGCGTCGATCCCGAAGGCGCCGAGTACGCCCGTGAGCGTCTGGAGCGACGTCGACCAGTTGCTCGAGGCCTGCGCGTTCGCTTGCGTCGCCTTCGCGAGGTTCTCGAGGCCGGCCGGCACGTCGTACCCGAGCGCCTTCATTTTCTCGACGGCTTGCGCCGCCTTCGCGCCGACCGTCTCGAGCTCCGCGGCCGTCAGTTTCGAGACGCCGCCCAACTTTTCGACGGCGATCGTCATGAGCGAGGCCTCCTGAATCAAGGCCCGGCCGGAGAATTGATCGCTCATCGCGTCGAGTTGTTTCTGGACCTTGTCCGAGCCCTTCGACAGATCGGCGAGCTTGAAGACGGCCGCGTCGATCGCGGTCAGGAAGGAGGAGAAATCGGCCTCGAATTTTGCCGTCGGCATTTAGGCGGCCTCGTGGCGTTCATTCAGATACAACACGAGCTCGTGATAGAGCCGGGCCGGGAGCGCCTCGAGCTCCACCCAGGACCAGCCCATCAACTGACAAATCGCAAATCGGCCGCGGAGCTCGTCGCGCCAGCCGGGATCGTTTTTTTTTCCGTCTCGTACGCCTCCTCGATCGCGGCCTCGTGCGCGTCGACCGCCCGCATGATTTCGGTAAATCGCGGTATCCGGAGCGAGTCGAGCGCGCCGGCCGAGAACGGGATCGGATGGCCCTCGCGATCGGTCAGGCTCCAGCCGACGACGTACGCCAGAATCCGCGCCGGCGCGTACCGGACAGGATCGAGCGTCGGCATTTCGCCGGGCGCAAAGCGCCGCCGGCAGTCGGCCATCATGGCCCGGTGTTCGCCGGCCGTGAGCTCGTGTTTGACCTCGAGGTAGTCGCCGCCCTCGAGCGGGAGGCGATCGATCGCGGGTTCGACAAAATTCTGCATCGTGGCCTCGTTACGGAATGGGCGTCCCGAGCTCTGCCGTCAGGGAATCGCCGCGGCGCGTATACGACACAATCGGCCACCGCATGACCGCCCGGCGCGTCGGCGCCGCGAAAATGAGCGGCCGTTGCGCCAGCTTGAAGGCGTCCGGCTCCACGAGCGTCGCGACCAGGCGCCACTGCGAGTTGGCATACGTGAGCGCGTAGCCGTGGACGCGCGCGGCGAGAAAGTAGCTCCAGCGGATCTCGCCGTGCACGCCGCGGACGGGCAGGTTCCCGCCGAGCATGACGCCGCCCGGCCCTTACGGGACTTCAACCGGCTGGAGCGTCCACGGGCCGGCGCCGGCAAATGAGCCGGACACCGAGACGGCGCCGTTCGCCGCCACGTCGACCGATCCGTCGATAAACGCCAGGCCGGAGAAGAAAATCGTCGGGATCTCGTCCGTCGGCGTGAGCTTGAGCCCGACTTTCGTCCCGGCGAGCGCGGCGTACAGATACTCGAGATCGTCGGTATCGAACCAGCCGCCGAGTGTGCCCTTCACGTCGGCCAGGCCCTGCACGTAGACCTTCGTCGTATCCCCGAAGGCCGTCACGTCGACGCGATCGCGCGCCATGTTGAGCGTCCACTTGTTCATCGATCCGACCGTGACGTACGTCGGCGTCGTGACGGCGGCCGTGCGATCGAGCCCGATCTGTCCGTGTGCCCCATGTATGCGATTCATAACGTAGCCCTCGTGTTAGACGTCCGGTTGCACTTGGATCCGGTAGTACCCGCCCCGCTGGAGCCAGCGGACGGACGTATTCTCCGGATCGTCGAGACTCCGCGGTTCGGTCAACGGTTCGGTTCGTTCCGATCGCATGACCTTGTAGCCCGCGATCGGGAACGTGGCCGGCGTTTGATCGTGCAGGACGGCATCAATGCGGACGGCCGCGGCGTTCGCCGCGTCCACTTGCGTCGCAAGGACCGTCGCCGCCACCCGATACAGGAGCGTTTCGATCCCGTAGCCATCGAAGGCGTACACGTCCGGCCCGCCCGGCACGAGTGTGACGACGACAAACCGGGCGGAGCCTTGCGGCGCGCGATCGAAGTACACGCCATCGGGCATCAAAGCGCCGAGCGCGGCGTCGCCGGCCAGGGCCTCATAGACGGCCTGATCGATCGCGCCACTATTCTTCGGCATTGCCGGACACCGAGAAGCCCGCCCGCCGCACGAGATCGGCGAGCGCCTGGTTCATTTGCGGCCGCCGGCGATCGGCGATCGCGTGCAAACTTTGCGAGCGATGCGCCGGCATGACGCCGCGATGCGCGCCCGGCCGCCAGCGTGTGGTAAACCGGTCGACCGTGCCGAGCTCCCAGAAATGCGCGTGCGGCGC